TATCATTCACTTCTACCAATAACCAAGATTCATTGTATGCTTTTGCTAGTTCGTGAATAATCGCTGGAAACATCATTGGTTTAATTTCATTATTTTTATATTTTGCTACTGTTCTATATGGAAAATTGGTAATGTCAAAAACTATAAATGCCGAATAGTCACTCCCAACTCCTCTTGCCACATCAACAGTAATTAAATAATTGTGATCTTCCTTTGGATCTTCATATACATCAAGACCTTTATTTCTTTTTAGGGGATCCTCATAGATCAAGGTTCTTAACTTTGAAGGATTAATTAGTGTATCTACTGAGCCCAAAAATTCACACTCAAACTCAACCTTGAACTGTTGTTCACTCGTGTTTGCAATCGTTGATGCCTTCCATTTGGCGTCTCTACCAGGTACTTCAGACCAATGGACATCTGTAGGTACATATTCGTTTTTGCTCTTCTCAGCGTCATGCCACATGCGGTAGAAGTGATTCATACCGTGAGGTGTGGATACAATAATTACCTTTGTTGATGTACCAGAAGAAATTGTGGGATAAACGGAAGCAAAGAACTGGTCTGCAATGTTATTTGGAATGAACGCAAATTCGTCCAGGAATATGATGTTATAAGATCCTCCACGAACAGCGGATGCAGAAGTAGAAGCCGCTATAATTTTGGAACCATTTTCCAATTCTAATGATTGCTTGTTCCAAGATAAAATACCTTGTTGCATCCACTTCGGAAGATTTTCATAGGCAAGTTGCAATCTACCTAACAAATCCTTTGCAGTGGATGCTTTGTTTGCAAGAATAGCAATATTTACATTATCATTGAATACTGCATAGTGAAGAAGATAAGATACGCAGGTAGTAGATTTACCTGTCTGACGAGGCATCTTACAGATATTGAATCTATGTTCGTGGAATCTTTGTACAAGTCTTTCCTGAAATGGATACATTTTAAAAGGAACAAGACCTTCATCAAGAGAAACAATCTTGATATAATTCTTTGCAAAATATACAGGATCTTCTTTACACTTCATAAATTCAATGATCTGCTCCTCAGTCCATTGAATAGTTGTGTTTGCTCTCTTTAGATTTGGATTGGAGAGGTAAGCGTCTGACTGCTTTAGTTGAATATCTTCGATTGCCATAATAGTTACGATAATTCTTTACAATTAAAAGCAAACCAAACATCTGATTTGGTTGAGTTGTCAACTCTTTTCATACAAAGTGTAAGCATATTTGGAGATGCTCCACCATGCATAGTTGATGGTCCTTCATCATCAGAAGTATTTTTTCCAATAATAACTCCACTATGTCTCATGACAGAACTATTTTGTGTGAAGGTATTTCCTGCATTACTACTATACTTATCTTGATATACTCTATATTGTAATTTTGTTCCTAATGAATTCCAAGCAGGAATTGCTGCTCCAGCAATATTAATATCACCCTCATACCACTCATAGATGATAGTACTTTGATTGGCATTATTATTTCCAATTTCATATTCCGTAATTTCTGCCAAATCTGCTATAGTAGTTCCAGAACTATTCACTCTAATACTCATTACGGGTCTCATTGTATCATCCATAGTCCAACCACGATTTGTATTTGTTGCGTGATTGTTGAATGAATATAAACTGCCTTCAGATTGTTTGATAACTATAATATTATTAAAAGTTGATATACCTACTGGAAGATAAGGAATACCCATATCCTGCAAAATACCACTTGAACCAACTTCTGTAATATGAGTATGTACTGGGTCTTGTGGAGTGCTTGTGACTGATACTGTTGTTCCTACATTTACATCACCAGTAATCGTAATATTAGAAGAACCTAATGATACTGGAAATGGATTGGAAAAACTTACTGCTGTATTTCCTGCACCAGTAAAAACTACTGATTGTGATGGTTGGGGAAGTGGATTATAAGACATATTAGATTAAGAACCAATTTGAACCGTTATAAAAATATGTTAGTGATTGATGATTGATAGACATAATCACAGAAGTATTGTTTTCAACACTTGTTCCAGCACCTGTTTGCACTGTGATATTGTATGTAGCAATCTTATTTCCTTCGTCTTTTACGATAAGTTTTTTACCAGTAATTGGAGATGTTGGTAATCTAATTTCCACAGGAACATTTGCATTTACTCCAATATAATCATCAGTATTTGTTGCTTGATAATATGTGGTAATACCAGTAACAGATACTATTGTTATGGTTTCTGAGTCACTTGGGTCAGTAAATTCTGCTCTATTTGTTGTAGAGTTCCACTGCAAATACTTTCCATCATAAGCACCAGAATTTGTTGCAATACCTACAACATCATCCAAATATCTTAATTTAGTTTCTCCACCCCCACCTAATGTGGAGAGTTGTTGTTGAATACGAGAAAGGAAAGTGCTGTAATGTTTTTGTAAATCATCAAGTGTTGCGAACTTTTGGTCTAATGGAGTTAATGGGTCTTGCTGAATTTTAGCATCTGATGGTTCGGCAAGAAGTCCTAATGATTTTTCAATCAGTTTTTCTTCAGGTTTTTCTTTGTGGTCTTGAAGAACCTCAAGAACTTCATCTAAAGATTCTTCAATTACATCTTCAATAATTTGTTCCTGTTCTTTAGGTGTTTCAGAATACAACCATTTTTCAAATGCCTTAACTGTTTTTTCTTCTTGTACCTTTTTCTTTTTAGTTTCTTTCTTTAGATTAGCAACTTCCTCAAAAACAGAATCTAAAGTAATTTCACCTATAATAGATTCTTGTTCTTTTTGCTCTTCTACTTTCTTTTCTTTTTCTTTTTTCTTAAGTGTAGCAAATTCATTAAAAAGTGAATCCAATCCCAAGTCTCCGACTACAGAATCAAATTCTTCTTTTTTCTTTTTTTTATCTTCTGCTAATAATTTAAAAAAATCATTCAAGTCTTGAGACATACTAACAATTCCACTTTCTTAATGATTTATTGATTCTTGAATTTGGATCATTTGCAGTTTTTGCTGATGTAAGTTTCTTTTTCATTCCACTCATACGGGAACAAAATGACTTTCTGCGATTTGCCGATTTTGATCCTTTTTTTAATTTGGATGGTTTTGTTGTAACCGCAAGTGAGAGGTTTGATCCAGGATTCTCTTTACGGTAAGAAGCGATTCCTTTTTTGTTTAGACCACCCTCAGGATTCTTTCCCTCTTTTCTTTGCCAAGCAGCGGATGCTTCAATCATAAAAGATTCAAGAGTTTTTACTTTTGTTGGATGAATCTCAGAAGCTGATTTTAGGATTTTTACTTTCAATGCAGGTGTTAATCCAGGTGCTTTTGCAGCATTAACTCTTCTATTAAATTTTTCCTGTGCTGTATCAGTATCTGATACTTGCTCTTCAATATAAGATCCTTCAGATTCGTAATGTGCTAATTGAACCTTTGGTCTTTTTGGTGCAGGAACATATGGATTTCTTGGATCCTCTTTTGGTGCCTTATATGGTTCATATGGAGATCCACCTTCTCCCTTTGCCAAAGGTAATTGTGGTTCTTTACCTTTTATGATTCTAATCTTCACATCATCCGGTTTTTCTTTTGGGAGAGATGGATTCTTCCATGGAGATTTTCCTCCAGGAATAGTTGGACTAATTCCTTCTCTAACAAGACGATCTGCTTTAATAATATCAATAATTCTGAGGAATGTATTGCCATTTGCATCTTCGATAGTAATATCCTCATTTACTTTACTTTCTCTACTATCAACATAATCAGCTGCAGTATCAATATAATCTGCGGCCTTAGTAATCTTTGACTGAACCCATGCTTCAATATTACCTTCTCCTTTCATCTTTTTCTTTAATCTCTTTGTAGCATTCGCAATTGTGTTCAGTTCAGAACGCGCCATTGAATACTCATGATCCTTTTCTTCTGGCATATTTCCAGGATGTGGAGTATTTGGTGTATACTTCTTCAAAGTAATGGGCATTGAGAACATATCCCAATACTTTTGACCGTATTTACATTCATTACGAGTCTCATTTTTTGCACATTTTGGACAATATCTTACACCCGATTCTTCTTTTACTGGCACACAATTTGGAACCATTTTCTTACCTTTCTTCTTTATACCTTCTTGCTTATAACCATCCCAACAATCTTCAGATTTTGTTCCCCAATTATCAGCACCAACTTTGCGACATTTGACAAGTGCTCCAGAAGCATATGCACTTGGCCAAACACTATATCTTGACTTTACTTTAGTATAACAAGCATCTTTTGTGCCACTTCCTTTACCTGGTTTATCTTTTACTTCTTGGAGATCCATTTCTTCCGTCCTTACATTTGTTGGTTTTGCAGCACCAGATTTTTCTTGTTGTCCAGGATCTGCTGCCTTTTTTCTATTTGATGCGGATAATCTTTCTGCTTTAGTCATATTTGCTCTTTTCTCAGAAGATACGCACTTTGGAACTCCTTCTCCAGGTTCATCACTTGCACAAGTTCCACCAGTTACAACATTTACCCAACCGGGTTTTTTATCTTTTGATTCAGATTTACCATACCAATCAAGAAGACCTTCATCCATGCGATGTTTCCTTGCAATCTGTTCAACTGTTCTATGAGATTTCAGTCGCATTTATATACTTAAGGTTTATCTTTATTATTTAGAAAACCTTGTTTGAGTAACTTTTGCAATTCTGAAGTTGATCCAACAAATACTGCATTATTGGTCACATTATTGGTAGTTTTAGCATTATCATCTTCAATTCCTCTCATTTTCTTTTGAAGATCAATTAATTTATCTGCAGTATCGCCAACACTTTTTAAAATTTGACCAGCAACCTCATATGCTCTTGGACTGGCAGTTTCTGCTGCCAGTTCCATAATTCCATTTAAAGTTTCTTGCCCCTTTTCAATAAGTGAGTACAATTGTGCTCTACTGTACTCATAATCCTTTTGAACATCATCAGGTGTTGTTTTTATTACTTTAATATCTGTTGTTTTCGATTCAACTTCGACAATATTACTTTCAGTATTCAGTGCTTTATCAATAGACTCAAAATCATTTACCATATTAATTGACCATTAAATATCTGTTTGTTGATTTGGACTATAAGACTTGGAATCGTTAAAGAACTCCCAATTTTCATTGAATCCAAAATCATCATCTGGACCTGCATCAATAGGGTCTGGAACAACAGTATATCTCATTTCTCTCTTCGCATTTACTGTATCTGTACTGGTATATGTATCAACTTGTACCTTACGAATAAGTCCATCTGTAGTATTGGAAATAGGTCCAAATAGATATGTTTTTGCAGTGAAATTTAAAGTGTAAATTAAAGACCTTCTTTCTGAAAAATCTCCCTCATAATCATCTTTAAATGAGATATCATCCAAATTTAGGGGAATGTCTCTTTTTTCTCCGATTGAATCTACAAGATCTACTGTCAATGTAAATGCTGGTTGAAAATATGGCAAAATTTGTTCTATAATTTGCAATGCATCATCATTCAATTTACACATAATACTAAGTTGAAATCCAATGTTGTATGGAACAGGCATATAGACTTTTTTTAAATTTTGCCCATCAGATGCTTTAAATGATTGAGTTACACTTGCCTTCCTTGAAGAATCATATCTTATAGAAGTCATCTCAAATGACATTCTTGGTAAAGTAATTTGTACCGGTTTGTTTAAATCTGCTTGTTGAGTTAAACGCGCAAGAAATTTTTGTGTTGGACCATATGCCAATGGTACTCTTAGTTCACTATAAGTATTATCATTAGCATCTTGGTGCTTAATATAAATTTGATTAAAAACCGTACCGAAAGCAATAATTGTCTTTCGTATAATCTGATGATAATAGTAAGTTCCTAACATTAATAGTTACCGAATGGATTTGATTCTGAAAAATCTACAATGAGATCTGCCTCATTTTCAATTTCATCATTTTGTTCATATTTATCTGCAGATTGACTTTTAGAAGTATTTTTAAGTGTATATCTTGCTGACGATGCAGATCCAACGATTGCTTCTCCAGCAATAAATGCTCCATCAATAACTCCAACTTCAAGAACAGAAGAATTTTTATACCAGGATTTAACTCTTGCTGTAGTGCCAGAAATAGATCCAGTTACAATCTCATTGAATGCATATGTACCAATTCCAGTTACCAATGGTGGTGGTGCTATAGTAACAGTGGGCACATTAGAATATCCTTTTCCTGCGTCTTCAATAAGAATTTGTGATATATTTCCAGAATTTCCAACAATTGCTCTAACTCTGGCGGTTATAATACCAACACCTGTAAAAGTAACAATAGGGGAATTTACATAACCAGAACCAACAGTGGCAATTCCCACAGAGGTTAACCCGTAAGGAGATGTGACTAATTCGGATACAGCTTCTGCTCCAGATCCAATACCAGTAATTATAACTGAAGGTGCGATAGTATACCCAAATCCAGCATTTGATAATAATATTTCTTTAATTGAACAAACACCCCCTTTACAAGTCGTAATTGCGATTGCATCAGCAGTTTGACCACCAGCTGGTGCTGGTGTAAATGAAATGATTGGAGTTTGTGTGTATCCATAACCATCATTATTTAAAATAATTCTTCTGACATATCCAGATGAAATTCCAACACTATCTACAGTTGCTGTTTGATTACTTACAAATAATTGAAGTGATGTAATATACCCCTGATTCTGTAAAGTTCCATCTATTTCTTCCACAACAGAATTTACATCACTAAATCCTCCTATTTCATCTTCATATTCGAAGAGCTCACATCTTAATTCATAAACATATGTTTTTCCCAATTGATAGAATGGTTGCTCATGTTCTACAAATTTAACTTCAAATAATCTTTTACCCAATGGAAAATATATAATATCTCCTTCTCTTGGTCTTGTAGATAATATAATTTCATCATTATCCATACTATCTAAAAATGGTGCTATAAAATCTTCAAATCTTTCTCTTGATATAATAATTGTCAGTTCATCTTTCAGACTCATTCCAAATTTAGTTAAAATATCTCCAGATCCTGCATATCCATCGTAATTACTTACATATGCTTCTAAAGCAAAGTTATCATCAAACCTTGAAGCAGTAACTTCTCTTATGATAGTTTCTTGCCTTACAAATTTTCTAGGGATGTATAATACTTCGACACCATAAATCTTCAGTTGCTCGTTAATCAATTCTTGAACGAGTCTTTGTTCTCCTGGAGATCCTTGTAGGAAAAAGGGATTGAGTGCCATTATCCAATAAAATCGTAGGGTGGAAGTTCGTAATCCATTGACATTCTTTCTGATATTGCTGATATCTCTCTTTCTGCATCATCATATATTTCTCTACCATTTAATTCAATTCCACCTGGTAATTTAACACCTCTAAATTTAATGAGATTTTGTCCCCATTGCCTTTTAATTAATGCTGTAAGATATTTTTTAAGAAAGCTGTCGTTATAAACTTTAGTAAAATCATTTGGGTCTAATATTCTATAGCAGTCAATCACAAAAAATGTATCTGCCTTCTGTGCTCCCCAATCAATGTCCAAATACATTCTATTTTGTCTTTTATTAAATCGGATCTGCTTATCAGTTTTTAATAGGAAATCAATATCCTCCAAATATGACTTAACCATAGCATATTGGAGAAGTTCAACGGAATTGAAATAATAAAGATCATTTAAAAATAACTGATATTTAATACTAAACATCCCTCCAGAAATGTCGCTAGTATCAAACTTATACACTTTTTCAATTCCAATTACTGAATCTGGAATTTGAATAAAATTAGAGGTCTCATAAAAATTGAAAGTAGTAGTACCAATACCACTAATATTTGCAGATCCTGTAGTGGTTACAATTCCAACTCCATTTGTCCCCTTACCCTGACCTCTATTCAAATCTTGTTGTGTTATTTTATATTTCAAATACATTCTCTCAACACCATCAAAGTGCCTCTCATGGAAGTACTGGAGGGCGTCATCAACTAGATCATCTATTTGATCCTCATCTACATTAATTTCCAATACAGGAGCACCTAGGCGTCTTAGACAATAATCTATCAGTTCTTGTCTAGTATTTGGTTTTGCCATTAGTAAGATCCTCCATCTATTGAAGTTAAATTTCCGATAATATTACCATTGAAGTATACATTACCACTAAAAGATGATATACCACTTACATAAAGTTGAGTGACAGATGCAATACCACCAGTTACCGATTGTGAAGAAACTGATAACCCGGATACATCTGCATAAGATGCTGAACCTGCAGTATTTGCATAATCTGCTATATCTGCAAATGTGGCAGCACCACCAACAACGGCAGTATTGGATGCCAATACTTTTATGGCATCTTGCTGACCTACATTTACATGCAAATCTGGTTGTCCAACTCTTACTCTTATATCTGCCATTATCTAGTTACTCCTTCCCTTACCAAAACCATCCCTTCAATAACTCTAGATGTAGTGCCATCAGAAGAATTATATGCGTTAATATCATAAATGTATCTTCCTGGTTTTATATTTGTTGTGGTTGTACTAGTCAATCCAATTCGTATAGTGCCTTGAGATGCATTTAGTATGGTGGAAGTAAACGCAATTGAAGATGAACTAGCAGAATGCTTTCTCATCTGAGATGCAATAGTGTAAGTAGACAAATTCAAAACTGAATTTGTAGAGATACTTTCTAAGGTAAAAACTTGGCTAAAATCTGCTCCAGCATTAATAACTAGATTACTAACATATACTGCAGCCATTTATACAATACCAGATCTCTTTTTTATTTATATTATGTGTTAATATTCAAACTCAATAAGCATTCTTGTTGAGCAAAATAAAGTTTGACATAAGATTTAGAAATATTTTTTAAAACTTCAACATCTTCACAATTTTCTATTTCTCTTGAAATTTTTTCATATTCAAAAAGTTTTGATATTGAACTGAGTTCTATCTTAGATGGATCCATTTTTTTCAAGTAATTGTTTCAGTAAAGATTTTATCTCATTTATATCACTTTTTATGTTATCAATTTCTCTTTTTTGAGAATCTCTAGCATTTAATGAGTTAACATACTGATTATATGCAACAGAGTCGCAGTTTATAATTGCCCCAGATCCTTCATCTCTATAAAGATTTGGATGTCCTTCTACTCTTATCATCTTACTGCAATTGCTCTAAGTTCTTTAATTCTTACTGGATATGCTTGATTTGTTCCTGACATTACAATTTTAATTGCGTAACCAGTAAATAAATCTAGATTATCTGCAGTAAATTGATATTCTAAAAATTCATTATTTAAACTTGGTCTAACAAATAGATCTGACAATCCATCATTTTTTGATGCATCTACCACAGAGTATTCATTCGTATCAGTATATTTTAAATTATTATATCCTGGGAATAATTCAAATGCCTGAGGAACTTCGCTAGAATCAGCTCTAACTAAACTATACAGAACTCTAAAATCCGAAGAAGAATGTCTATATGCTGATAAAATAACTTTTAATGATGATGCAGGTTGAGTTAGTGATACGAGTCTTGAAACATATGAAGATGCATGAGGATCATTTAATATTGAATTGACTCTAGAATCTGTCACATAATCCAATATTGGACTATCTAAACGATTATTTCTAAACTCAGTAGATGAATCCCTCAAATATATTACTGGAGATAGATATTTGAGTGAACTATTTAAAGTTATTCCTGTAGTAAATGATTTATTTCTAGGTAAATTTCCTAGATATGCAGTCTCATTTTCTTTGGAGCATACCAATCTTACAGATTCTAAAACATTCAATGTATTCAATTGAACTGGTTCAAATCCATTATCGAGGAATGAAGTTTCATTTCCACTAGCACTAGTACCGGTAGTAGTTCTAATTTTTGCAGTAACATTTGTATTTGCTGGAGTAATAACATCATAAACTGGTACTAGTGAAGTATAAGATATATTTGATGATGCATATACGTTGGATCCACCTACAGTTGATTCATTTGTGAATGATAATTCTGGTAATCCTGATGCATCTGCCGTTCTATTAGTACCATTTGTTGATCTATCAATTTCAATATAATAGTTATCGATTCCAATTCCCGAATCGCTAATATCATGAGTTGTATTAATTCTTCTTAAAGAAACCCCATTCATTTCATACTTATATACAATACTATTAATTTCATAATCCAATGGTTTAGTTAAATCAATTCCTCTAACTACGCCAATTAAAGTTCCATTACCAACATCATTATATGAAATAATTTCATTTTCAATCTTTATATATCCTAAGTTATTTCCACTAACTCTAACTCCTTCAAAAGTATTGAAGTTTGAAGTATTTGCCACACTGACAATGGAAACATCTGTACTTAATAGTTGTGTTGAAAGTGTTGTTGCTGGAACACTTGATTCTGCGTCACTAATGATTAATTTATTTACATTTGAGTACATTCCATGATCGAAATGATCAACTTTAATATAATTTCCAGAATTTTGATTTCCAGATTCTGTAAAACTTCTAATTGTAGTGCTTGCAAGAGAGACAATTGTTCCAGCATCATTATAATAACTTAGTCCAGCACCAACATTAAATGTTTTTCCTTGAACACCAGAGAGATATAAAGTATCTCTACTTTCACCATTTCCAGTAATAGTAATATTTGCTCCAATACCAGTATTGGAAACTACTGTGGATGTTACGATACCAACAACATCACCAACATCATAACCATTACCTCTATTTACAATTGTTGGGGTTCCAGTAATGACACCATTATTTGCAGTAATGTTCAATTTAAGACCAGAACCTTTTCCAATAATATTAAAGGTGTCTACCTCTGTATCAGTAACATAATTACTTCCACCAGTTGTAAGTCCTACTGTTGAAACCGAACTTCCATAACCAATAATATATCCATAAGTACCAGATACTGAACCTGCAATTTTTCTACCTTTTGTTAATATTGATGTAAGAGTAGTTGTTGTAGTAATACCAAGAGTTGCAGTTTTTGCTAAAGTTGTTAATGGATTATTGATTAATCTTTCAACATATCCATTACTCTTATCCAATGTTGGATTATAGAAAAATGCGGTTCCTGTAGGTGATGTAAACTCTGCTTTGTAAAGTTTAAATTTAAGATCCTGATACTGATTCGCTGTCCATATTGATCCATTCTGAGATTTAAACAAACTTCCCATAGAGAATTGCTTACTATATTTTACGCTGGAAGCATCTGGCAAGGACTTAGTATTTACAGTCTTCTCATTCATTGTTGCACACCATAATTCATATTGATCACTTGTTTCTGAAATAATTACTACCGCATATTCTCTTCCTGGTGCCAGATAAATTGGTTCAGGGAAAGTAACTTTGGTAGAAGTCTCGGCATCATCAGATATATTAACTTGATCTGGTCTCAATGTAACGTCTCTTCCAATTCTAATCCTTGTTGGAGTTCCTAACTCAACAGTTCTTATTTCTACTTTTACTGGAGCATTTCCCTCATCCTTTGATGCAAAGTACAAATCAACTGCAGTTAAGAAAGCACCGTTCACATCATCATTTGTATTTGTTGGGGAAGGTGCCTCAACATTTCCTCCAACAACAAATGATTGTGCAAGAGGATCTACATATCTAGTTACCGTTGTTGTAGTATCAGAATTTAAATTTACATTGCTTGTATTTGTAGTTGTATTTGTAGTTGTGTTTATATCGGTCGTTCTTATAGTCGTTGTTACTAAATTTTCCCACTGTTCAAGCATACCATCAGAACTATAATTTGATTCCGCATAAGAAATTTTATTACTTCCTGGAAGACCAAGGGCATTGGTCGAACTTGAAGTCAATTTAAAGGTTTTAGTACCAGTTTGAATTCTAACTGAAGGTGGTGGAATTGTATTTGGATCTCTTAAGAAACTTGTACCGATTAAATCTCCGTAATTATCAGTAATTAATCTAAGATCTTTAACATATGCAACTGCACCACTTGTTTTTCCAACAAGTCTCATTCCTTTTAGCAAATATCCAGAATATTTACCTTGAGCTTCTTGTGACAATGAATAGGTATCAATATTCAAAACTTTTGAAGATGAACTGTATGATGATGGTAATAATTCTCCCTTAATATAAGGATTTATCATATATGTTGAAGATGGTGAACTGAATGCACCATACTTATGATTTGCAGCTGCTACACGGAATGTAATTAAATTCTGGCCATTACTAGTTCCAATAACCTCTTCACCAACAACAAATGATCCAGAAGATCCATAATTTTCTAACGTAGTATTATTGGAAATTTCTACTAATTTTGGAACAAAATCAACCGCACTATTTGAATCAAAAAATAGATAGAATTGTGTTGATGGTTTTAGATTTGTTACCGAAAACTCAATATTTCTAGATCTTATAAATTTTTCTTCTGCTGAAGATATTTTTATATTTTGAATTGTAGTATCATAATCTGATATGGTGCCGTTTTTTTCAGTACTTGATGAAGTTGAAGATGAAGATGTACTTGATAGTGAGTATATTGGGTCACTAGTAGTAGTATCCTGCCAATTTCCCATACCATAAATTACTCTTTCATTAACAGTATTGGTAGAACTCTCACTCGTAGTAGTTATATTATTTGAAACATTATTTGTCAGATTTATTGCAGGCATTGCTATCGTATTTGATACATGCTTATCTGGAAGTTGTATAGTTCTAATCCAATAATCTCTATCGGGATCTAATTTAATATCTCCAATATATACAATAACATTGAATGGATTAACATTCTCAACCGATGTTGCAAAAGGTTGTTCAATCCAATCTACAGATTTATATTTTAAAGTTACTGCATTTCCAGTTTTTTGTACATTTGGATCCAATAACTCATAGTTAACTGATAAATCCAATTCATTATCATTAATTGCAATCGCTGGTGCAAGTTGTGATTTTAAAGAATTTCTACTAATAATGGGAATTAACTCATTAGATTCATTATTGATTTGGATTGATGATAATCTTCTGTTAATTGAAGTATAATCTTTAAAGTCATCGACAAAAAATCCCGTTTTGAATCTATTTCTACCACTGGAATCTTGAACTTGAAGTGTCTGTGTGTTTACTTCAAGTAATGATAATGATGTAACTCTTTCCAAATTGGAAACTCTTTCTTCAATTATTCCAATATCCCTCATAGTATATCTTCTATTGTCAATTGGAGTAACAATGGCATTTGATGGGTGATACAAATATGGTGGTAGTGTAATGGTTGCAATATCCATTACATCACCTTTTTTATTTGGAACTTTAGGGTTTTTTGAAGATATACCTTTTTCTAAAATAAAAGTTCCAAATTTGTCGAGATATAATTTATCCACTCTTGGTAAATAATATTCATATCCAACTAATGAACTTTCATTTGAAGATAGGAAAACTTGTGTACCAAAAGTTCTTGAATCAAAATCAAATGGAGATTTATCTGTAGATGAAAACACAGATACTCGTGGTCTAAAATCTAAAGTATCAGAAGCTCTTATTCCTCTAGGACCAATATTTGGAATATCATTCAAAAATCTTTCTTGATCATAACTCAAAATGGTAAATACATCTCCATTATCATTTGCTGGTACAGAATAATAATCAAATACTATTAATAATTGTTTTGAAGGATCTGGTATATTTTTATTTCTAACAAGTCTCGAATAATCATAATATTGATCTCTCTGCCCTTTATCTAATTGATATGTATACGTAATATCTTTATAATTACCTACGGTAATTGATTGGATATTAACAGTTATATTGGATTCTTCGAATTTTACTGTTTCTCCATCAAAAAATCTTTCTGTATTTAAATAAACAATTCCTAAAACATGGTCAAAGGGTTTAGAAACAACTCTTGCAATTGCTTTACTACTATTTCCAATTATATTTTCGCCAATTATTGCATTAGTACTAACATTCGCACTAGATGTAAATGTAATTGTATCTAGTGATGGAGATGATGAATCATATGATTCATAAACTGCCAAGACCTTACATACATCTGGATAGTTTAAAGATATTTGTTCATCCTGAACTCTTAATCCATAGAATTGATTATAAGTTAATCCATCATTAATAGATGTATTAGTTACTGTTCCTGATTGTGGATTTTTTGAATAAACAACATTTAATATTTCACTTCTATTATATACCTTTTTCTTACTTTCAATACCATTTTTGATTAATGTTACATTTACTGTGACATTAGTATCATTGTTTAATCCACTAAGTGTAACTACATTTGAATTAAGACTAAATGAATCTGATGTTACTGTACCAATTCCCCCTCCAGAATAATGAACCGAATATCTTTCCTCATCAAATGCTGTAAAAAATGCACTAGTAATTCCAATACTATTGATATCAGTGGCAGTAAGAACTACTTTATTACTGGATATTTCTTTTCCCGTAAACTGTGCGGAAATATTCAATAAAGAATCTGAAAGATTTACTAAAGATATATTTGAGTCTGGAAGTTCTGCATATAAGTATCCTGTGGATTCATTTCTTATAATTGGGGCACCAATTTGAATATTTGGTTCAATCGTACCTCCAGGTATATCACCATCAAAAACTCCAGGAACAGAAGTAATTGATGCAACAGTCATTGATAAACCGTCAGCAGAAACAGATGTTATTCTATTGAATGTTTCTACTGAAGAACCTTGTTTTTGATATCTGATAATAGTATTTTCTCTTACACCACTGAATACATTTCCGGCAGAAGTTACGTTACTACCAGAAATAGTTACTTTGCTTACATTATTTTGGAAATTAAATCTTTCAAGAAAAGCATTTGCATTAAATTCTACATAAAGTCCGGAAATCGCAGTTGTTTGTTTTACTGATTTTATATTCTGAGTTCCATATGACGTAATTGTTTTAATAGATGTAGAAGAATCTACACCATTTATTACCAATTGCTCTCCTTGAGAAAATTTTCCAGAAGTTTGACTTAATTGGATCGTTGTAGACCCTCCACCTACCGCAACTGCATATCCAGTAGCGCCACTACTCTTACCTTTTACATAAGATGATTTTGGAAGTTCTGTAGTTGATATAGCTTTATTTAAAACTAATTTTGTATAAGTTTGTATGTCATATAGACATAAATCCCATTTTGATGCATTTCCAATATATGCTGCGTCAGTTAATTTGATACTGTATACTCTAGCATCTCCGATTTTATCTCCACTACCATTTAATCTATTATATAACGCTATCTTTTCTTTTTGTTTTGGTGCTCCGGACACAGTATTAACTCTTAAAATATTACCCATTTCAAATGGAATATTTGTTGTAGAAACTTTTTCACTATCTCTTGGTTTTTCTACATCAATAATAGTAGTTGATGTTTTATCTACATCATATCCTTTTACATATGCTTTACCTGGAGATACTTTGATTCCCATCAAATCATCCGATGGTTTATTATTTTCATCCGTAGTTTCGTTATCAAAGAATAATCCATTACTACCTAATCTATTATTCAATGAATTGTGTACAGATACGCTAAATGGTGTTACTGCATAATCCCCAGATTCGTCATATGTTCTATCTGCCATATAATCTCTAATTAGATTATAATTGGTCTTTTGCTCAATTTTTTTAATTTTCCCATCTTGAACTCTCAGTAATTCAACAAAATCAGTATCATTAAGGATGTCATTTAATGTCTTTTTAGTTAAAGTTAATCTAATTTCTAGTCTATCAGCACCTGGTGCTGCATAGTTTGTAAATCCTTTTGCATTGTCATACAAGGAACCATCATCTTTTGCACTAACCAATAGTTCGTCAATCTTCAATCCAACTCTATATGATGGAGTATCTGTATAATTATCTAAAATTATAGTTTGCTTGGATACATTTACAAAATAACCTCTGATAAAATATACACCATTTCCAATAGAAGCCGCAGATCCTATTGAAGTTGCATTTAATGATATTAATGATGCGAAAGGTGTACCTGCATTAATTGTAGTATTTCCATAAATTATATTTTCTTCTGCTATTAAAGATTCTCCATCTTGAAATTGATTAAATATGAAATTATTATCAGAATCTAAGTATTTCACATATATTGTCAAGTCGGTTACATTATTTTTATCCGGTAATGCAATATATTGAATAATTGCGGTTGTTCCTGAAGATTGTCCAATTATTTTTTTACCTAAGAAATAATTAATATATACTGAAATGTCAATACCAAAATTAGTAGAATTAAGTTTTGCTGAATAGAACTGTCCATCATATGCAATATTTCCTGGAATCACCATCGATCCTTCTTTAAACATATGACTACCAAAAGATTCTATTTGATTTTGAAGAATCGATTGGGAAGTTGTTAATTCTCTAGCTTGAACTGGTCGCCCTGGATTAAATAAAACTTTATAATAATTCTTTTCAGAATTAAAATCGTCATAATATGGACTAACATTTAAATTTGTTTTTTGTGCCATTTTTCTTTAAAATTCCAGGATAATTTTAATGTCTTCTTTTTGTCGTGAACTTCTAGAAACTGAAGGTCTATTATCAATGTAAATAATATCTCCCGATGATTTATTTATCTCCGGATTTGCCAATCCATTTGTAAAAGTAACACCTAAATCTATGATTTTATTTCCCACAGTAACTTTATTTGTAGGAGTAGGATTTCCAAAAGATACATCAATAGATCCGGAAAAATTTTTAATCTGGTCTCCGGATGAACTGAATGACAATACTTTCGAATCATTGCTTACAGTATTATAATCTCTCTGGTCTCTATTGCCAGTAAATCCAAAAAATAATGATCTATCTCTATAATATTTTAAAACCTTTGTTTCACTATCATAAGAAGCAACATATCCTCTTGCAGTTCCAATTCCAGGAACTGATTGTGTGATTTCTTGTCCAATTGTAGGAGTACCAGAAGATAATTTCATTGAATATAATGATGAATATTGATTATCCTTAAAAATATCAGTACTACCATATGTAGTTGGATTTTTTACTATACCAATTTGTGAAAAACTAGTATCTGTTGGAAAATCTTTTGTAGAATCATCAAATCGTGCATAAATCAAAACTTTATCAGTACCCAATTCTGTATATAAATCATATCCATGCCCTTTAGAGGGAGGAATAATTGGTATAAGTTTTGCCGGATTGGTAAGAGATGAAGGCTGAATTGGACCCAAATTAACTATACCGTAAGTATATCCACTACCTCCACTAACGACAGTGGTTGAAACTATTACACCATCTTCTGTTTCAACATAAACCTTAGCTCCCGTACCATCACCAAGAATATCACAAGTGTCACTACTATATCCTTGACCTCCATTTTCAATATAAACTTTTTTAATTTGATTATTGTAGGTACTAGAATCGCCATTTTCTTTAACTCTAGCTATTTCATCTTCTCCAAGCGTCTCAAGATCCGAGATAGGTTTATCCCAGTTATTAGGGGCAATAATATACTCTGTGGAATCAAATTTAATTACATCTGATGGTGAAATGGTAAAAAGATATTTCCATAAATACCCATCCCCACTTTCTCCTGCAGGTTGTGGTTCCAAACCTGTAAATTTTGGTTCGTCTAAAGATCCATTAAGCGATGGATTTATACCTGAAGATCCATTATCAATGCAAATATAAACTCTATAATCGCTATTAAGGACATAATAGTTTGTATCATAAAGTCTACTTAGTTGAGTTAATGGACTTAAATTTGAACTACTATAATCATGCCTATACATTTCATATTTTGTATTGGCAGTCCATTCAATTTTTCTTATAACTCTTCTAATATTTGAACTTGTAATTCTTTTTCCAAAAATTGAGGTATCATGATAATGTGATAGATAATCTAAATTATCAACTGGTGATGGTGGATTGGCCTCCCAAGTACTAGTTCTTCCAAATCCAACTTCTGTGGGATTTGTTAATCCAAGAAAAACATAATAGGCATTTGTGGAATCTGTTACAGAGTCCACAAAATTACTTGCATTTAAAATTCTAAATTGATCTGTTACAACTGCGGACATATTATTAGTTTTTTCTATATTTATAATCTATTATTCAATAGTTATTTTTTTAGGTAATGATCCAGTACCTCTTAGACCAATACCTTGTTCTGGAGTACTTCTTCTTTGAATTGTTGAAAAAGTTGACAATCCAACATCAATTGTTTTTCCACTAACACCTATTGAAATTGGCGAACTAGATCTGGAAAATCCAGACATTCTACCCCAAGAGAAATTTCCAACCATAGATCCAGAAGTTGTAAGACCTACTGTAGAAGTTGTTGATACTATATTGCAAGTAATAATTCCAACATTTGATGAAATGGAAGAATATGCACTAATATTATAAATGTTATCTAAGAAAGTATTTCCAACACCAACAACTGAAGGATCTGAAGTATAAATTGAAGTAACTCCTGTTCCAATACTTGTATTAAAAATATAAATTGGATAACCAGAAGTAAGAGTAAGTGCCATTCCAACAGAATTTAAATAAAATCTAAGTGCTAAAGAAGTGCCTATTCCAGATGTTGTAGTTATACCAGTAATGATTCCCGAAGAACCTTTGACTGAAGAGATATTCTTTATAACTTCTTTTTTGAAATTGGTAGTTAATCCAACAGTATTTACAGAATCTGGGTCAATAATTATAGCATCAAATTTTATAGATGTTGCGTTCACATCTTCATAATTAAAGAATAGTGCATTATCAACAAAAATCTCTCCATCAGTAGTTGAAAAATCTTTAATTATTTTTGCAGTTGGATAAACTAATGATTCAATAGAATCTCTAGATTTGTAGACTACTTCACCACTAATAAAAATATCTTTTTTTTGCTTAGTCCAACTTATGGGTTTATTATTAATAGTATCTACACCTTGATCGGAATATAAATTAGTTTCAAATTTATCAGAATATGATAAATCAAATACTACCCTTTTATTTTGAGATAAAGTTCCCGCTATGTCATTTCTTTTAAATATTTGAACAGTGTCACCCTTTTTTATAGTTTCAGGTATATTTAAAATAAGTTTACTATCAGATTCCTTAGTTCCTCTATAGAAGAATATTGCGACTTTATCTTCTGATCTTGGCGCAGTAGTAAATGCAAATGACGTTCCTCCCTCAAATAGGTATGAGACTCCAGGTTCTTGAATAACTCCATTTATAACAATGAATAATAAATTGTTTAAATCTAAGGTAGAATCTTCTAATTTTTCAAAACTAAGTAACTGTGAATTATAATATAACGGAAATCTTTTTCTTACTCCATCTTGATAATCTTTTATTGTATCTATATAATCAAATTCACCAAATTGCCAAGCCGCAAAGGAATCTGAAAATGTATCAATAACTGTTAATTTAAATTCTGATATTGGAGATGTCAACCTTTTATCAGTAACCAATCCAACAGGTTTAAATACATCCCCACGATTGAATGAGTATCCTTGTCTAGAAATTTTAAATGACGATACTCCAAAATAAGTAGATCCAATTCCGATAGATGAAGTAATACCAGCATCAACATCAACTGTGAGTAATAATCCAATTCCAGTAGTGGTAGTTGCTCCAATTCCCAATCTAGATATGCCAATAACTTCCAGATTTTCGTAAGATGGTGGAGAAACTAATATTTTTGGATTTATATATCCAGTTCCACCAGAACCAACAATTCTAAAGGATAATGTTCCCCCTGCTCCAACTGATGCAGTTATGATTGCAGTATCTCCAATATGACCACTTTGATATACAGATACTCCTATTGAAACAATACCATTATATCCAGAACCAAGATTATCAGTAGTTCCCAGTCCAACTGATACTATACTACCACCAGCACCAACTACGGCAGTTACTGCTGCTCCTACAAGAGGTGCATATCCCAATCCAAGTGATGATCCAAGAGAAACAATTATTCCTCCTCTTGGAGTTTGATTTTGATTCACATCAAATTGAGAAGTAACAAAATCTCCAGTAAATGGATCTTGTATACCAGAAAATACGACACTAGTTATTCCAGAATTCTCAACAATTCTAAAATTATTTCCTGGATTATTATCTGTTGTTGGAGTTTGGAAAATACCATTTATAAAGAGAATTCCATTTCCTCCAGTAGATCCTAGTCCCACCGTATTAATTCCCTGACTAGTTAATGTAAATGTCCTCCCTATTCCTGTAAATTTATAGGATAAATCATCATAAATTTGATTTGTACTATAATCATTTCTCAAAAATACTCTTCCAGAAAAATCGGAAGTTTCATACAGTAAATTGCCTTTATCGACGATTAATTGTGGATTTCCTCTTGGGGCTTCCACAAAGAAAATTTTGCTTCCAACAATATTATAAGACCCTTTATAAATTGTTGCAATTCCTGTGGTATCTGTATGAATAGTTGCAGATGAACCAACAGAACCTCTAGAAACCTCCACTAGTGAAAAGGACCCTGTATTAGTAATAGGACCAACACTTGTAGTACCAAGTCCAACAGAGATAACTTTCATGTACTCATTACCAACTGAAAGTATATCTTTTGGTGCTATTGATGAAATTCCACTTAAAGAAAATACAGTAGAAGTAGCATTAATTTGTCCGCCATTATTATTAAGATTGTAATTTATTGGTGTGTATATTAACGGATACTGTACAATATTATCTACAGTAATTACCGTTTTATCATTTTTGCGATACATTTCGAGTTGATGAGCATTCCCCAATCCATAAGAAGTAAAAGTTACACCTATTCCTAATAGAGCATAATCCTTTCTAGTTGATAATTTGAATGTATCTTCGGAAATTTTGATTGCATATACTTCTGATGGCAATCTATTAGTCACAATTCCAGCAGAATTTAATGTAGATCCTATTCCTACAGCACTTTGACCGACTCCAATAAATGTAGATTTTGGAGTATAAATCAATCTTTCGGCATTGCTAAAGAAATGATTCGGAATTGTAAATTTGCCAGTGGAAGGATTTAAAATACTAGTATCAGTGGGGTCGAAAGTTTTTGCAAATATTGATGTACCATTAGTTTTTAAATCAAAATCCAATCTTTTAATTCTGTCCCCATTAATTGCATTATAAGTAATAATTTCAAAAGATTCATCAACTTTTCCATAAGAAAGATTTGGTGGAATATTATTAGTATTTGTATCAGTATATACGCATTGATTGAATGAAAGAACATCAATATTTGAATTTATATTTGGATCTTTATAGAATTTAAATTCAAAATTATTACCAGAATATTCTCCCCCAAATGTTCCTATTCCTAATGTTCCTATTCCTAAAGATCCTTCAACTGAAAGAAATGCGGATTGCTGAACATAGAAATTTGTTCTGTCTTGAAGCAACAAAACTTTATGTAAAGCACTAGTAGATCCCATACTTACTTTAACAAAAGATTTAATCGCATTAAAATTAAATTTATTTAATGTTGTTATAGTTGTAGATCCTGAAGAAACATTTTTTACATACTTTGATTCATATATTGCAGTCTGCTCAAGACCATCTATTTCTCCAGGTAATTTAAATCTATAAGTTCCTACTCCAACTGCAGTTGTTCCAAATCCAACAATTTTTGAATTAATTTTAACTAAGTTTGATGAATTATTAGTGTAATTTAATGATATTACTCCAGCAGGGGAAATATTGGCACCAAAAGTTCCAATTAAATTACCAGAATAATTATTTGTTGAAGATTCTGAATCAAAGTAATATTCTGAAATATAAGTATTATCACTTCCATCATAGTTTAAATAAACATTGACAAAATTCATTTGATTGGTTAAATTGTCAATTATTTGCACATTTGCACATAGTGCTTCAAATTTATATGCTGGAATGGAAATAATTGAAGTTGTTATTCCTGATTGTGAAGTTGTCACTAAACCACTCAAATTTACAAATCCTATGGATGTAGTTCCAATTCCTGCAGTTGATGAATTAAATTTGCTACGAATCAATTTAATATCATAATCAATATCATACGGATTTGTTGGAACAAACTGAATATAATTTTCACCAGTTTCATCCTCATAAATTGAAAATTCTCCAAGTTGTTCTCCAGAAATATGAGTAATCCCTGCTCCCACACCAGTTAATGTTGCTTGTTCGAATAATAAATTATCAATACCATTATTCAATAATATCAATTCCGTCAATTGAATTTGTGTATATGAAGTATTAGAAACCCTAAAAAGTAATTCATTGTACGAATTTGAAGGATTTAATTTAAAAATATTTAAAAATGTGGAGGGATTTCCATCAGCATCGGAAAATCTTTTGCTTATATCATCTATTTTCAAAACCCTATTGCTGATACATTCAGTATAATTGGATAATCTTTTTTTGTTTAATTTTATAAATTTTGAAGAATTTGTTACTACATCAATATCTTTAACTAAATCAAAATTATAAATCGTATCTACTCTATTTTCTTCTATTATACTATTAACAATATTTAAATACTGGGAAATTGATGTTATCCCAGATTTGCCTTTAGATGTAATTTGAGTATCTGCAAAATTTTTCAATCCACTAGTATGGACTAAATTATTTACTGTTGTTTTTAAATTATTATATTCAATGGGACTTTTTATAGTATATGAAAGATTTTGATAATAATCATTGTCAGAAATTGACTGAGTATCTTCATTCAATTTTCCAATATTGTTTGTCCAACCATTTTGTTTTTCTACTGCATAATCAATTTTAAATTTTCCCAAATTTAGTTCTATTTTAGATATTTTTGCAATATTTCCAGATTCTTTTCCTACAATAACTTCACCCAAAGATAAATTATAAGTACCATATACTTTAATAACATTATTTTCAGAATTTGATATAATCAAATCTCTTTCTGTTCCATTGGAAATAATTTTTTCCCCAATTATAAAATAAGATATTTTTTGTATAATTTCAAATTTTGGATAGTTATCATATTTTATAATATTTGGAACTGAATCTTGAATAGATTTTGCTATTCCGGTATTTGTTGTTAAATCAGAAATATTAAATTCAACTCTATCAAGAAGTCCGGAAGAATTATCATAATTGCTAACAGTAAAGAATTTATATCCATAATCTTTAGAATTAAATCCTGTTCCAGTAGAGCTTTGTTGTTGTATCCCTTCAACAAAGACTTTATCACCAATACTAAATGGATTTATACTAAATCCTAACGCTGGTGTAGTTATTGCACATGTAAAAATTCCAGTAGATGATGATTCAACTTTTTGAATACTAATTCCATTTGTATTATTAATTGCATATAATCTTACTGATGTTTCTGGAAGACCCTTAGGTTCTTGAATAATACTTACAGAATTGATGGAACTTCCAGATAGATTTGCTTCTAAAATTCCATTATCTATCTGCTCTCCAGATTCTGTATCAACGACTATGATAGAAGGTGCGTTTACATAATTTTTTCCGCCATCTAAAATATTAATTTTTGAAAGTGTATTTGAATTTTTAATTGTAATTAATGGTGATATGTAAGCATCTGGATTTAAAGTTTTATCTGAAGAATATTCGAAACCTTCATTGACAATTCTAACTTCTTTTGGATATCCTATTACCTTTGATTCTGGAATAATATAAGCATCTTTTCCATCTTCAGAATTAGATCCGGAAAGTGATGGAAGTTTCTTATATCCAGTTCCTCCAGAAATGATCTTAATTTTATCAATAGGACCTTTTGCAGATACAGAATTTGTGGAATACTCTAGAACATTACATTCATCCTGAGAATATGTTAATTTTTCTGGAATCTTATTCAATGTAATATTGAAAGTCGTTGTCCCTACACCAAAAACAGAATAAGCACCAATATATTGACTATCAACAAATAATATTTCTGAATATTTATTTACATCTTTATCATAATTACTTATACGACCAGATTTTTCCAAATTGTAATACAATTTGGTTGGTAAGTTATCATCATATTTTACTGTTAATGATGCGGTAGATGAAATTCCTACAGTCCCAATACCAATTATTGTAAATCCAGTAGTTGTGGCAGTAGAAACAAATTCATTTTTAAATTCTTGGTCATAATAAATTTTAAATTTATATCCAGATAAGGAAGAATCTGATAATTTGAATACTAAATTATTATTCTTAACTGACTTTATTTGTGGATTTATTAATGAAATATTCTGATATTTTCCACCAGTACCTGCAATACTTACTACTACTGGTGGATCAACTTTAGAATCAGTATACGTTGTGGAAAGTTTTATCTTATTGTTATCAACCTTATATACAAAATATGATCCTGTAGATAATCCTGATGCAATTAAATCTGTTGATGAATAGTAGATTTTATCACCAGTATTTAAGTTGTGGGAATTAATTGTGATAGTATTTGTTTGTGTACTAATACCAGTTGAGTTAAATCCGATGGGATTTATAAGAATCTTATTATCAATTAAATCTCTTTTAATATAAACTGAAGTTGAAGTACCAATACCAACTGATAGATTTGGACTAACAGTCAGATTAATTAAATCTCCGTTGATCAAATTATGGGAAGTTGAGACTGAAACGGTGGATTTGATTTTTTCTACATTACCAATTACTTGATCATAAATGCTACTGAAAGAATATTTATCATTATCAGCATTACCAATAGTTGTGAAAAATACTTCTGCAGAATTTATACTTGTTTTGATTCCTATTGTATTTTTATTTTTGTTTACAACATATACTATTTGAGAATTTCCAGAATATGGAAAACTAACTTCATTTGCAGGATTAGATGTAGTTGATATAGCAATATTATCAATATCAGGTCTTTCAAAAATGACTTTTTGGTTATCTTTAAATGGATGATTTTCAATATAAATTCCTTTTGTTGGAATTACTCTAGTTATTGAAGAAGCGCCAAAACTAAAAGTTATAGAACTTGTAACCCCAACATTTGTACCAACTCCAATACTTTCTTTTGGATTAAAAAAAACTTTATCAGTTGGATATGAATCAAAATAATCTGTATTTTTTACAAATGTAAAATAATCTGGTAAGAAATTTATTTGTGTTGTTGTAGTATGAGATACTCCACTCAAACCTCTTTGAACTTTCAAAATATTTAAATTTTTAAATACTTCCAGAACTTTTAAGGTTTCATTGCCAATAACAATACTACTTCCAACTGATATTGGTTCTGAAGGTAATTGAGATACATAAATTTCTGTAGAGAATCCTGCGGTTGACGAAGTTATTGTAGAAATGCAAGAAGATAAATATGAAGTAACTCCTATTTGATAAGATCCATTTAATTGACTTAGATTTGTAGAAAGTCCGGAAATTGTAATATAATCTCCATTTGAAAATGTATGGTATGGTTTGATAAATGCCTTCACTTCTCTTTCATTTTTCCAACTAAAAACAACATTTTCATAAGTTTGTACTGAGGTGTTAAGATTTACAATTTCTTTTCCTTTCAAAAAAGATACTTTTGCAATTAATCCACCCCCAGATGTACCTGTATTATCAAATTCTAGAAAATCATTAACTTTGTAATTTGATCCAGAATTTAAAATGTCAAAATTTTCTACAGATCCTTCTTTTACTGATTCAATAACTGATTTTTGATTTGAAAACTCATTTGATTCAATTATAAAATCGTTAGTAGCATACTTATCTGAAATTTTATATGGAAAAGTATTTCTAAGTAGTGATGAATTGTTAAAATCAAATGATTGATCAATATTAGAATTATCTGTTATGTAATTTGATCTGTACTTGTTTCCAATAAAATATGGAAATGATGAAACTAGAGTTTGATTTTCTAGCGTGGACGTGGCAAAATATGCATAAACTCCATTTGGAAATTCTGGAGTTTTTCCAAATCTTCCATTATATTCATCTAAGTCGCCAGAATTAGTATATTCAAAATCTTCCAAAAATAATCCAGATTCAAATCTATTCGGTCTATCTTTAACATTAACAACTTTTAATTCATAACCAGATTTTAATATTTTTGGTGAAGAAGAAGAATTTTCCTTATCTTCATATCCATAAGGTCCATATATTGGATTACCATCATAAGCCCATCCAATAATTGGTGAATGTTTTGATTCAACATCATTAAAAGAATTTCTAAGAATATTAAAGTATCCAGAAACAGAATACTTTAATTTATCACCTTCTTCAAGTAATAATTCATCTCCAAATTTCTTGTTATTATTGATAGTTAAATTTCTAACTTTGGGGTCAAGAAGTGCATTAATACCGGAAGGTTTTACTAAAATTGATGTAGAAGTTGAATACCCTATTCCAGGATTAGTAATCTGTACCGAAGTTATTGTTCCATTTTCTATAATTGGTCTCAATTCTGCACCAACTCCAGAATTAGTAGGATCTGTTACAATCAAATCTGGGACAGAATAGTATTCATATCCCCCATATTGAAGATTAACTGAATCAATTGTCCCATTAATAATAACTGGTTTTACCTGAGCCTCTTTTCCAGATTTTATTGTAATTAATGGTTTTTTGTGAAAATTTAATACAGTTGATCCATAACCTGTACCACTTTCATACAAATAAGCATCAATAATACTTCCCCTAACCACAGGAGTTGCTACAATAGTAGTATAGTCACTAGAACTTTCTCTAGAGTAAGTTATTGAAACTGAAATATCTGGATATTTGAAATATTGATATCCAGATCCTGTTGAAGAAAATTTAATATAATTTTTTCTATCATAATTTGAACGATTTGTACCTCCAATTCCAGCATTAAATAACCTAAAAGAATTATCATCAAGTTTTGAAATATAATATTGATATGATGAAGAAAGACCTATAATTGCTGTTGTTTGATAATTGTACTCAATAAGATCTCCCTCATTAAATCCGTTATCAATAAAATTAATTGTATGATCTATAGTAGATATTCCTGTTGGGTTTACAATTAATTTTCTATTTTGATATCCTTGCCCACTATTAATTACTTTAATTTCTGATATTGTTTTTTTATCAGACACTGTTGTAAATTTGTGAATTCCTGAATTATATACTTGAGTAAATCCTATTGTGTTTATTCCACTGGAATAATCGGAAAGAGATGAATATAATTTGACAGTATTATTACTTTCTTTTTTTATATAATATTCAGAATTATTGGATAAAGTCTTATTTTGATCATTATTTGATCCCCCAAAAGATCCAATACCAATTTCATTGTTTCCATTAGAATTGTAAATTACCCTATCACCACTATTTAAGTTGTGATTAGTTAAAAATAATAAAGTATCACTGGTATAATTTATCCCGCCAATTGGAGTCAATCTTCCATCAAAGTAAATTTCACGATATCTTTTCTTTAAAATGGGATTTAATACTGCTCCTTTCCCATTACCACCTGTTACTGCGATTGATACGATGGTATTAATATCAAAATCTTGAGAATCTACAAATACTTTTTGAATACTTCCACTTAAAACTGGTTGAACTAATGCAGTTACTCCTAACCCAGTAGAGACTGTAATTGATGGTGGATTTATAACATCATAATTATTTCCACCATTTAAAACATTTATTGATGATAAAGGCCCATAATAGACCTTATCAATTGATTTATAGTTTTCAATTTCAACACCATTAATTAATAATCCAATTGGACCTGGTTGAGTTGATTCTCCAGTTCCATTTTGAATATTTTGATTTAATGGAAATTTTTTAAGTAGTTTTTGAGTACCAATAGTTTCAGATTTTTGTGAGTATAATACAAATTTGTGAATATTTTCCGAATCAAAAGTTGAATTTAAATATTTTACATAATTGTTGCTACCAATAAAAGATCTTACTCCATATAATTTGATTTTTTTATTATTTTCTTGAACCTCGACATAATAAGATCCAGTTTCTAATCCAGAAATAACAGATGAACTTGGTTGATAATAAACTTTGTCTCCAGAAATAAATGGAACGGAATCATTAAAATTTATAGTGCTATAATAATTTTCATCAATCTTATCAGATAATCCAATTCCAATTTGAGATTTAGTGTTTGCAGTTATCTGATAAGTATAAGGTCTTGATAAATTTTTATTATTTGATGGAAAGGAGTTTGATGCAACATACATATAATCATCATTTTCATTATATACATTCAATATATCAGATAAAATAGTATCATTCCCATATTCAATTGGAATTATTGAACTGCTTGCCTTATTTACCTTTCTTCTTAAATCATATTCTACATTATCATTATACCAATCAGATAATGAAAAATTGTTCAGTTGAAGTGTTTTTAGATCATTATCAATAGTTTTGACATATGGGGCGTTTGAACTTGTAATTGGATATCTTACTATATTACTATATCTTTCTACAATCTCAATAAAATCTCCAACTTTTAAACTTGACTTATTAGTAGTACTTTTAAGTCTTGGATTGGATCCAATAAAAGTTTCTATCTCATATCTTGAACTTGTATTATAGATCCATGAATTTGCAAAAATTTCTTTATAAGAATTGCCAGTATCTTCGATTATTTCTCCCAAACCTTTTATCGAGATTTCATCCCCAGCAGAAACTTTAAAATACTCAGATACTGGTACAAATTCTGATAGTACCCCAGTGATTCTAAATTCCACTTTTTTAGTAGTATCACCATTTTCATATCCAAAATAAATTTCATCAGATCTTATATTATCTGCAGAATTAATTTCTTTAGTTATACCTGTACAACCCAAAAATTGATTAATTGTTTTATTCGTAAAACTTATTGCATTATTACCAGATATAATAGTTCCAGACTCTTTAAATCCAATTGTAGAATCAACCGAAATAACAGAAGATCCTATAGAAACATTTTCTAAACATTTTGTATTCGGTGTAATAGTAAAGTTTCCTTCAATTGCGGAGTTTTCATCATAACCAACAAAAAGAGAAATCTTATAATATTTTGTAGATTCTTTGGTAAATAGTTCTACTTCAGATACTGATGCATTAGTAACAGGATCATTGTATTTGGAAATTGGTTGTCCAATTAACCTTGATGGATCTCCAGAAATTCTTTCTGCAGAAACAACTTTTCTTATTATATATTGTGCAGCAGAAGGTTTTATTAAAAGATCTTCTAAATTTACTACTTTTGGAGTTACTCCATAAAGAACATTGAATAAAATTCTAAAAGATTCATTAGTACCTTTGGATTGATAAAAAGATCTTGCATTTTTAATAAAGTTTCCTACATTTAAATCGGAAACAAAATCTACATCCTCTAATCCTGGAGTTAAAGTATATTTTAATTTTTTGTAAAATTCTTTTAGAAATAAAGAACTTAAATTTTGTACGGAAGATCCTGAAGTATGTTGTGTGGATGTAGAGGTAGAAAATACCAATTCTTCTTGATTGGATTCTGCATGATATGAAGTAATACCACTAAATCCACGAATACATCCAGTAAAAGTATTAGTGGTAATTCCAGTATAAGTAATAATTTCATTATCAATTTTAATCAGACCATATTTTTGAGGAAATCCTTTTGTTGAGGTAACTGTAATTGCGATTCCAGAGGAATTGGAAATACTAGTTGTTAATCTAGTTGAATCGACAACTACTTCTGAAGTTAAATTATCTAGTTTTAAATATTGATCTAAATTCTCTGCAATATCAACAGGACCACCTTGATACTCCTGAGAAATATAATATTGCTTCAAAAATTCCGAAGCTTTGGGACTTTCATCCAGTATAAATTCTGGAAGTTGATTGTCAATTATTTGCTGTATTTTGACTCTAGACTCAAATCCCGTCTGTATCATATTATTATCTTGTTAGGTTTCCGTTTGAGTAACTTGATGTATAATAATCTCTGGTAAATGTTGTTCCAGATATTTCATCTCCAGATGCAATTACATCTCTAACCATATTTATTGAACTTTTTGAAATGTCAAAACTTAAATATAGATCTTTCAATCCCACTACATCATTTGATTCTGGATATGCTTGAATTTCAATGATACCATTTTCCTTCTCAGTAGAAGTTACATTAATTGTTCCCAATTTAATTTCCCCTTTCACATAATCTACAGTTCCTGCAGATGGTACAATAATTTGAATTTTACCTTCGGAGGTTGGAGTTTTCTTTACAATTGATATAATTCCAGTTCCAGTTAGATTTCCATTTGAATCTTTAGATGGGGTATCTGTAAAATATAACATTTCAGTTTCTGTAGCAATTTTAAATCCAGTAGATTTGATATTATATCCTTCGGCATTTATATGAAATTTATTACCAAAACATATTTCATATTGAGAAAACTGATTTATTAGTGCTTTAAGATCTCTTCTAATTTTGACTTTTGTGATATTGGATGTAATTGAAGTATCTGTATTATCAATAATTTGCAAAACTTTGCTGTATTTAAATCTTCCACCAAACTTATTCAAATCTGTTGATTTGGAATATTCTGTAAGCGAATTAAATATCTTTGTCTTTAAAGATGCTTCTGAGGATACTTGATTTGAATTATAATAAACCGAGCTATCAATCTCAACATAAAGTATTTTAAGATCGATAATTTTTTGATTAATACCCGAAACACTATATTGCTTTAGTTTATTTAAAATTTGTTCTTTGTTGAATGGTGAAACATATGTACCACCCTTGGGTTTAATACTAATAGTAACCGTCCCATACTCTGGTGGGACCATTTCCTCTCCACCAACAATTGCTACAGATTCTGTATCTGGATAAATTTTCTTGATAATTGCTTCATAGTCACGCGCAGTTACTGCTCTATACTGTGATGAATAGATTTTTGGGGCAAAATACTTAATCGAGTTAATTTCCTCTATTTCTGCACCATTCTGAGAAGATTGATTCGTTGTAACAGTTGCTCCGTTTAATGTAGTTGGTCCTCCAGAGGAAGTTTTTAATGTAGACTGAAATGTAAATTGAGAAGCCCCATTTCCTTCTTTTCCATCAGTTACAATATAATGAACTGTTACAACGGCATTATTTTCTAATTTCTTTCCAAATCTACCATCACCAAAAATAATCTCATACTTTTCGTCTTGAACTTCCTGTATTAAATAAATTTCCGATGTTGAATCAACATTTAAGATGTTATCAACTAATGAATATTTGATTCCCAATCCACTATCTTGAATACCTTTAACATAGATGGAAATTGTAGAAGTATCAATATCAGAATTATTTAAAATAAATCTTTGGTCAAGAGATCCATCTACTGTAAAAGTTTTTGTTAAAAATGTTCCTTGATAGATATCAATTCCAGTAATATTTCCAGAAGGATCAATTTTATTAAAGGTGACAGATCCATTATTTACTTTTGTTGTGATATTTTCTGGAACAGAAAAGATGTATGAAGTATCATTTGCCGTCCCTACACACACTAAACCCGCTGGAAGAGTTACTGTTGAAGTATCTTCAGTCGTAGTACCAGTAATAGTTACCTGTGCCTTAGAGCAGGTTTTAGAGCGTGGTACATATCCAATATTTCTTGCGAGTGAAACTACATTTTCTCTAAGTGTTGCAGAATCCAAAAAGGATTCATTCACAATCATATTTGAGTTGAACGCAGTAATATAAGTGTTATATGCTAATGTATCAATCAGTACAGAGAAATTAGATCCTTCAAAGTCAAAATCCGTGAATGTAGAGTTGGCACGGAGATAATCCTTGATGGATGTTCTTATTTGATCAAAGTCTAGATTTGTAAATTTAGTAAAAGGCATTTTATCTGGTTGCCTCTAGTAGAAATGTAAATTGTTGCGTGGGAAATTGTTGACCAATGATATCAAATATAACAGTCACTTCAAATGAATTATCATCTGGTTGAGGATCTACTTCTACTTTTACATTATTCACTCTTGATTCATAATTTTGAATTGTAGTTTCAATTTGAGTTTGTATGACAGATGCAGTACCATAGTCTACAAATTCAAATAAACTTGAACGAACTTCAGATCCAAGTAAAGAATTAAAAAATCTTTCAGTTGGAATTGTTTCTACTAGATTGCGAATTGATCTAGTAATTGCTCTCTCATTCTTGAGTATTGGTAGATCCTTTGTCACCGGATGAGGATCAAAGGATAAACTAATATCTTTAAATGATCTAGATATCCTCTGTATTGCCATTCGGGAATTAAATTTCTATCTTTTATTTATGTCGATTTCCAGGAAGAACCATAAGTTGGTTCTGTTCCATAATCCCAATCATCATAGTCTTGATCATTGCGAATTTTTTCATGCAATTCAGTTTGCTTTTTAAGATCATGCTTTGGTGCATAATCGTGCATAACTTCTTGAATGACTCTTTTTTGAGAATCTTCGGATTTAATTAACATTTTAGCTCCTGTTTTTTTAAAAACAGAACTTTTTTTGGAAGGAGGTTGCTATCTCCCCTACTTTTATTTAACGATTTACTTCTCTGAAAGAGTAATTATCTGAATTGAGGTATTTTAATAGTTCTAATGCAATTAATTTTGGATTTCCTTCACCACATGTATAAACATCTATTGCCAGACAACCTTCTTCTGGCCATGTATGGCACGATACATGACTTTCAGCAAGCGCAATTACGATTGTACATCCTTGTGGTATAAAACAGTGCTTGAAGATGTTCAGAATGGTCATTCCCGCCCGATTAATACCTTTGAGCATTACCTCTTCAAGAGCAATTCCATTGTTAATTAGGTCGTGATTAACATCGTACACCTCTAACAGGAGGTGTCTACCCATTGAAAAACGTTCCAAGGCATAAAAATCTACTAAAAATTTATTTATTTAAGATTTCCAATGGTTATTTGGTTGCTCCCACCAAAAATGAAGGTCTTCTTGAGTATCATCATAGTATAAACTAACAAAATCACTTTTAAAAGCACTATGAATGTTCTCGCATAATGCTATTGTATGAACATTTACATTCATTATCTGGGTAATCCAAGAATAATTACCTCCACGAATAACTCCCGCTTCAATTAAAACAAAATTATCCCATTTTGTCTTCCATTTCATAAAGTTTTGAGTAAATTCATCTTTATAAATGCTGACATCTTCGTCCGGAAATGGTACATTGACTGCCTCAATATGAAAAATCTCTCCATCCATTGATAATGAATGGGAGAGATGTTGTGTTACAATTGCAGAATAGTCGGGAGAGACCATAAGAAAGCATGTATTAGATGGATGAATATCCAAATTTGCCATTTTAATCTTATAGTTCATTTCCTGAATTAAAGATTTTTCTCTATCTTCAGAGATAAAGAGAATTTTTTTCATTTATCTACCTTGACCTCTATATCTTTTCTTAGATTCATTACGAGAAGTAGCGGCATACTTAGTATGAGCACCAGTTCCTTGACGAGTCTTTTTAGGTTTTGACTCAATAATGTTACCAGACAGTGACGGACGCTTAGCCATTTTTAATTACCTCAGTTTCAATTTCGTTTGGATTTGGAGAACCTGTCTGATAAAAATCATATGCCAGATTTTCCATAATGTCGAAGTACTCTTCTTGTGTAAGTGAGGAGTATATTTTACGCCCTTTACAAAGTATGTTGTACTTGTCTGCCATCGTATCAAAGAACTCTTGTTTTTTCGTGACCAACTCGTACCCGAGGATCACACCAGATTTCAAAGCCTGCTTCTTTTGCATCCAGGCAGAATGATACATCTTCTCCACACATATCCTGAACCTCTCCAGATTCAAAGACTTGCATCTTCGGAGCAAACCAAGGATACTTCATCTCAGAGTGTTCGAAGACTCCCTTCTTGATGAGCAACCATCCAAATCCGGCATAATCGACGGTGAATGGTTTACGACGCTTCGAGATACTATCAACAGTTTCATGATTCATGACTCCACCATTATTGCGGAAATCATCTTCTTCCATCCAATGAGCAACTGAAGTCGTGTGTCCGTCCTCAGTTGCATACCATCCAGAGGCGATATCCTTTTCCATCAGAACCAATTGCCAAAACTTTTCACTATTGAAAACAATGTCACTATCGATCCAAAGTTGCCAATCATAATTTAGTTTGCCATCCCAGGGAATCTGATCAGGTCCACGCAGTACATTTGCTCCTAAACATTTGCATCGGGCAAAGTTTACCATTGATGAATAATCCTGCGAGATTTGAATGCTCGCTCCAGACTGAACAAGGTCAAAACAGAGTTGTACAAAACTTTTCAGGTAAGTATAAGAAACTCCGCGACCTGGAAGGCAAAATACAATCGACTTGCCCTTTACCATTTCTTTTGCAAGGTTATAATCCCATTCTTCCTGAGATTGTCCTACAATAGGTGCTTTTGCTTTTACAGTAAATCCTTTAGCCATAATTTTATGCGGTTACTTCAGTATCATAACTCATTATATAGTGTTTGTCAATCTTCGCGTTCGGTGAGAATAACATCATCTCCCTCAACTTTAAAACTAATCTCAGTATCTTCATACCATGAGAGTTCGTTGGCGATACTCTCTGGAATTATGATGTAGTAGTCTCCACTAATTGGATCGACCTGTACGGACTCAAAAATTTCTCCGGGATTTTTTTTCATATTAAGTATTGTATATTATCCTTTTCAAAATTATATAGTGTTTTGAGGATTTGGAGAATCTTTGTGGGTTTTGGAAGATCTTTGTGGGGCGCGGAAATTTTTGAGTCTCGTGATATATACAGGTCGATCTGGGTCGTTTATAGATTGGAAGGGACCCATGGGCTTAAACCGCCGAACCCCCGCGACCCATAAGGACTGCAAATCACGAACGAACGAATGATTAGCACTGCTAATCACGAACGAATAGGGGCGCTAACTGCGCCCCACTAACTAACAACAATCAGGCGAAGTCTGCCGGACTCCCGCAACTACGATAGAAGGCAATCATGCCCTCTGCTTCACACTTAGTGGCGAACGATTGTGTTCTCCATTCTTGTGCATAAGGCGTGAAATACTTGATTGTGAACATTTTAGGTGCAATGGTTTGTGAGAATGAAGAGGGGGAATCGCTTCCCCCTAAGTGTACCTTAGACTTGCTCAAATCCGATCGCCCGATCGGATCGGGCAGAAAAGTCGACCTGCCTCCCTGAACGCCGGAGCGCCCATGCAACGGCACCGCGCAAGGCGGGAGACTCTACGGGGACTCCATAGGTCTTGATGATGGACCCACCTTCCCCCACGGGAACAAATGTGTAGGCGAGCGCCCGCTCACCGCGCCAGTCGGCGTTGATGGCGTTGGTGATGGCGGCGGCGGCGGCAGCGGAGATAGCGGTGTTCATCGGTCAGTGGTTTGGGACTTGTTAATCCTACACCATCCGGAACCGGTTCAGGGGGTCCAAACCTTAAGAAATCCTGGATCTGTGATAAGGAATCCTGATGGGTCAGGGGGTTGACTTAGGGTCCGGGTCCCGTGCTAGAGTGAAGGTAGAACCTATTTTAGGTGGGGATAAAGTATAAAAAAAGGGAGGCGGATTGCCTCCCTTAAATATACCTTCAGATCAGACTTCGATCTTTTCCAGATCACCGTGCTTCAGCGCACGATGTAGCATAGACCCCCAAGATGTGGCAGACTTTGCTTCATCGTCGCTCAAAAGTTCATGCCAACGACGTGCAGCACCGCTGCTAAGATCGTCTTCGAAAATGTACCTATAAACTTTATTTTGGTTGGAGTTAAATATAACCAACAGGTGAGGCATATTGTCATTGTCGATGACAATACCTAACCTGGCAATTGCGCTAGAGTTGACTGCTACGGTCAGCAGCAGCGCCTGATCGGCGCTAAAAGTTGGGTAAGCGGTGGCAGTGGTCATCGGGGTCAGTGGTTTGGGACTCCCTAATCCTACACCATCGGGAACCCATAAGACGGGTCCAAACCTTAAGAGAATCCGGATTTACCATAAGGAATCCTTATCGCCCAAAGGGTTGACAATGGGTCCGGGTCCCGTGCTAGATTGAAGGTAGAATCTATTTTAGGTCAAGACAAAATATAAAAAAAGGGGGAGGATTAATCCCCCTTAAATATACTTTAAGGTTCCATAATGACCTGGGAGAATACCCCAGCGCCTAGATTGGCGTCTGCCCAATCTTCCGCCACGGCGGAGATTGTGCCGTAAAAGTCTTCCGCCAACTCTTCAGAGTCAACTTCTAAATCTACTTTAATGAATCCATTGGGAATCCAATGGCGAGCATCAGTGGGCAAATAGTACTCAATACCTGCTTCTACGGTGACGGTGGTGCTGGTGGTTGCAGTGGTCATCGGGGTCAGTGGTTTGGGACTCCCTAATCCTACACCATCGGGAACCGGTTCGGCGGGATCCTGCCAAAATCGGGACAGTTGCCCAACTGGCACAAGGGGGGGGGCAGTTAGTATAAAGAATAAAGAACTGATTAGAATTACAAAGTATAAAGAACTCAAACTCCACAAACTATAAAGAATTAGACAAGATTGAATGTAAAGAATAAACCACACCACTGACAATACTTTACACTCAATCCTGTGTAATTCTTTATACTTAGGCCTGCGTATAAAGAATTAAGAACTACTTGTGATTCATTCTTAATTCTTTATATCTTACACTTCATACTTCATCTTGATTCATTGTGCAATGAATGTGCATCTTATCAATAATGCTATTACATGCCCGTACATCATCATCATTATCTGTGCATCCTAGGTGTGCAAATATGGCATCATAAATTACATCGAGTTCGCGTGAATTGAAGGTGGGAATGATCATGATGATGTGTGATTGTGTGTGATCTAGATGTGATTGTGTGATGAATGTGTGCGCGTCTCGACTAGATTGTATGGGGCGCAATCTAGTCGAGATTCTATCTAATAATGATGCCTAGACATTGTGCAATTGGGATCATTATACCAATCAGAATCCTCATAAGATTCTGATACTTTAGGGGTCATCCGAAGCATAAGATCATCGGATAATTTGCAGACTCCAGTTGTAACTAATTCAAGGATTTCGTCAGGTGTTAGAAAGGTTTCCATTGTGGTTTGGTGTGGTTTGAACTGAGAGAATCATAGCATGGATTGGGGGGCATCTGCGCCCCCCCTGGGAGAATCAATAACCTAACCAGGTTAGCAGTTCGCCAGTATCGACGCGGAAGGGTTTGGTTCCGTATTCTGTGCAGAAGTCTTCCCAGACCCCATGATCCTTA